TGTAAATAAGTTCACCTGATGGTATAAACCTGCCAATCAAACAGGGAGAAAGCCATGCCAGGTGCAGTGATTAAAATCCGTGATGCAGAGGAGGGGTCCGTTGATATTCAAGTTGAGTTCAATCCAGCCATTGATAACAGCTCCCCAGCTCATCAATTTGTTGCGCGAATTGTCGAGATGCTGCATCAGGGTGAGCAGCCGACCGAGTTGCCCGAGGGAAGTCCTGCGGAAAGCACTAACGACTGACTGGCAATCTGCCGGGGAGATCGGTAAGACAGCTGGCGTCAGCTTCAAGAGCGCCACAAAGCTGCTATTGCAGATGAGCCGGGAAGATCAAGAAATTCAGGTCTCAGAGCACACATGGGCAGATCACAGACACAGACGACGCCGGTACAGGATGTATCGCGTTTCAGCTATCACCAGGGAAGAGCAGGCCGCGCTTCTCAATTCAGTTTTATTTTCAATGCGTCGTAATCGGAGCGCTTCATGACTCAAGCCAAGAGTTACTACGTTTACGCCCTTATCGACCCAAGAGATGACAGCACCTTTTACATCGGAAAAGGCAAGGGGAACAGGATGAACACCCACGTCAACAATGCCAAGAAAGGCAAAATTGATAACGTGGAAAAGTACAGACGGATCGTTGCTATACAGAAAGCAGGCCATACTGTGGTTGTGAAAAAGGTTCACGAGGGTTTGACGGAAGAGGAAGCCTACCGCAAAGAACGGGAGCTAATAAGGTCTCACAAGCATTCAGGGATCACGAACATCTCAGGGGGGATTGTCACCAACAAAGAGCGGCAGTACCAACAGGCGGTGGATCTGCTTAGCAGGCTGCTGCCATTCAAAGAATGGCTAAATACGCTAGATAAAGACAGGGATAAGCACATATTCGACTTCGCCGTGGCCCAGTGCGGAGGGATGTACGAGTTGTGGGAATCGTTTAAAGGCAGGTTAACCCATCTGGTAGAGCAGCATGCTGACGTTAAAGCAAGATAACTTTGTTCTGGCCTACATTGAAACAGGTAATGCGACCGAAGCTTACCGGAGAGCCTACGACACAAAAAAAATGAACGAGGCCACTATTAATCGTTCGGCAAAAGAGCTTCTTGACAACCCCAAGATTTCCGCAAGGGTAGCCGAGCTCAGAAAACCTGTGGTGGAGCAAGTGCAGATCACGCTTAAAAGCCACCTTGATAAGTTAGCAGAGCTCCGCGACCAGGCTGAACAGGATGCGAAATGGACGGCTGCGATCCAAGCTGAAGTCGCGCGTGGTAAAGCGAGCGGGTTGTATGTTGACCAAGTCAAACACACTGGCGATGTCAACAACCCGGTCGCTCTTTTGCTTCAGCAGATACCGGCGGCCAGTTCTTTCCAGCCGATAGCCGATGACGAAGACCCTGACAGCTGAAGAGCAGCAGCTCCTGAAAAACCTGTCAGACCCATGGTGGCGGATTAACAACCTGTACAAGATCATGGTCAAGTCAGACGACGGCCAGGGTGAAGGGCTGGTGATGCAGTTCAAGCCTAACCGGGCTCAGCGGCGGTTTATCAAGAGGCTGTGGTATCGCAACATCATTTTGAAAGCCCGGCAATTGGGCTTCACGACTCTCGTGGCGATCCTGTGGCTGGACCACGCGCTGTTCAATGCCAACGCCCGCTGTGCCATCGTGGCGCAGGACAAGGAAGCGGCAGAGATCATATTCCGCGATAAGGTTAAGTTCGCATACGACAACCTGCCGGACGCGCTTAGAGAAGCGATGCCGTTGAAGCGAGACAGCGCCACCGAGCTACTGTTTGCGCACAACAACAGTTCTGTGCGGGTAGCGACCTCTGTCCGGTCAGGGACCATACACCGGCTGCACGTCTCGGAGTTCGGGAAAATCTGCGCTAAATACCCGGACAAGGCCAACGAGGTGGTGACAGGGTCTATACCAGCTGTGCCGCTGGACGGCGTAATCGTGATTGAGTCTACGGCCGAAGGGCAGGAAGGCTCGTTCTACAACATGACCAAGACAGCCTTGGATCTGCAGCGCCAAGACATGATCTTATCGAAAAGGGATTACCGCATGCACTTCTATGCTTGGTGGGAAGCACCCGAATACAGATTGCCCCAGGGGTCTGTTGTCATCACGGCGACGGATCACGAGTACTTTGACAACGTCGAAGCCGAGATGAGCATCACAATCGACAACGAACAGCGGGAATGGTACGTGGCCACACGAGATACTGACTTCGCTGGCGACCCGTCGAAGATGTGGCAGGAGCACCCCTCGACCCCCGACGAGGCTTTCCAGCAGTCCACTGAGGGCAACTATTACATCAACCAGATGACCGCTGTCCGCAAGCAGGGACGCATCTGTCCGGTCCCTATACTCGACAAACCTGTCATGACGTTCTGGGATATCGGTAACAGCGACGGCGTGGCGATCTGGTTCATGCAGCAGGTAGGTATTGAAGATCGCTTCATCGACTATCTGGAAGGCCACGGCGAGGACCTGAGCTTTTACGCCAGAGAGCTGGACAAGCGAGGGTATTGGTACGGTGCGCACTGGCTGCCGCACGATGCGGCGCATAAACGCCTGGCCACTAAGAACAAGTCCACAGAGGACATGCTGAAGGAGCTAGGCCTGCGCCACACGAAGATTGTGCCGGTCACGCCTGACTTGCAGGTAGGCATTCAGCAAACCAGGGAAGCATTCCCTAACGCCTGGTTCGACCTTGAGCGCTGCAAGCTTGGCATTCAGCGGCTGGACAACTACAAGAAGCGCTGGAACAAGACAGACGGCAGGTGGTCTGGCGAGCCAGTGAAAGATATCAATACTGAGGGCGCTGACGCGTTCAGGCAGTACGGGCAAGCCAAGGCTCTAGGCTTGCTTAACGTGCGAGCAACCAAGCCAGTCGCTCGTGTCCCCAGCTTTCAAGCATTCGACCCAGAGATGGGCTACTAACAGGTGGGCAAGCATACAGTGAGCCCTGACACGATGCCATCGCTTGTCATTTGCTAGACTCCTTAGTCGATCTTATACGACTCCTCACAGCCCGCCTTTGTGCGGGTTCTTTTTCGGCCCTAACAGGTGGGCAGGCGTACAGTCCGCAGGAAAATAACCTGGAGGCCGACATGCCTATCACACTCACACGTTCAAAAGTTTCCAGCGGAGACGGCTCAGTCGAGAGCATTCGCTACGCAACCATCGCCGAGACAGACACCGACCCAGCACCGATTGAGCTGTCTGAGTTCACCGATCGCTCTGTGCAGGTTGATGGTACGTTTAACGGCGGCACGCTGACAGTCGAAGGTTCCAACGACGGCCTAGTCTATTTGCCGCTAAGTGATCCGCAGGGCAACGCGTTGGCTTTCACCTCCGCAAAGATCGAGCAGGTACAAGAGATGACCCGATTCATCCGACCACGCGTGACAGCAGGCACAGGCGTCTCCCTGAACGTCACATTCCTGGTACGCCGGGCAAGCTCTCTGCGCACATAACCGAACAGCACAAAGGACAATACGATGGGCTTTAACTACGTTAACAACACCGACGCCAATGTGGACGTCATAGTCGATTCGGTGACCCAGGCAGTTGTCGGGTTGCGTAATCGGAAGACAGGGGATGAGACTTACTTCCCGAGAGTGATTGAGGTGACTGAGTCTCGGGCGCTCAACAAATACGACAACGGAGCTACTCTAGACTGCACCACATCAGGATTAACTCTTACCGCTCCTGCTGGCCTTGTTAACTTCGGCTGTGCAATCATCAATAACACAACCACTATTGCGTTTAGCGGGGGTGTTACAGGTAATGGTGCAACGACTAACATTGAGCTGACTGCTGCTGTTGGCGCAATCGTACCGACATCAACCGCTAACGCTTACAAGGTGGTGGGTTAATCATGCCATTACCAATTAACAAGCTGGCTGCGATTATTGCGGGGGCTGGATCATCTTACGTCTACCAAAACGCTCAGGCAGCAGAGTGGGCAACCAAGCTAACTGAGCCAATCCCCAATAGCTATGCTGCGTTGTACGACCAGTTGTTCTCAGAGATCGGTGACATCATCACCGATAAAGCCGACCATTTCGGCATACAGGCCACAGCCACACAAGATGCAGCTATAAAAAATCTTGTCTACGCTGCACCAGATTTGACGCTTATAAATCAGGACATGGTCACATGGACTAAAGACCGTGGGTTTGCTCATGCTACAGACAGCGGCACAACATACATTGAAGATGTAATTATTCAAAACGGTGGCTCTGGATACACTTCCGCGCCAACCGTTACATTCTCTGCCCCAACAGGTGCAGGGCCAGTGACCGCAACAGGTACGGCGGTAATATCTGGTGGTTCAGTTGTTAGCGTAACAATCACGAATCCTGGCGCTGGGTATGCTTACGGTGGCACTGCTGGTGTGCCAACTGTCTCATTTTCTGGCGGTGGTGGTTCTGGCGCGGTTGCTGCTCCACGTGTTCACATGGGTAGGATTTATACGGGAATTAAGCCGGGTGATGTTGGAATAAAATTATCTCAGAATGACATATCTGTAGGCGTCGGGTCAACGCAATTCCTTGGAACCCGTGGTGCTTGTGTAGGAAACGGACTGGCTAATGCAGTTGGCGGCACATCTGCTTCAAGATGCTCATTGGGTAGCGCGATTGGAAAATGGCAAGGTGGCACATTATCTGGTACATCAGACATTGGCGTCTATTCAACGGCTGATACAGGGCATTATGTTTTTAGTCGAAATAATG